CTCTTTTTCTATCAGTTTCTTCGAAGTCTCTGTTTTCTCTCCTTTCTCTTTTTCTATCAGTTTCTTCGAAGTCTCTGTTTTCTCTCCTCTCTTTTTCTATCAGTTTCTTCGAAGTCTCTGTTTATTCTTTTTGGACTTTTTCTATCAGTTTCTTCGCATTCTCTGTTTTCTCTTTTCGGACTTTTTCTATTCGTTTCTTCGAAGTCCCTGTTCTCTCTTCTCTTTTTTCTATTCGTTTTCTCGAGTCTCTGTTTTCTCTCCTCTCTCTGTTTCTATTCGTTTTCTCTCCTCTCTGTTTCTATTCGTTTTCTTCGGAGGCTTTGGTTACTTATTTGTTTTGTTCTCAATTCTTGAAGAGGCTTTCGGGAATCGATATTCATGAGAGGTTAATGGAATACAAAGAAGGATAACTGGAATCGATCGTTATGTTAATGGAGTGTTATTTCGTTCTCTTTTCTTTTTTGGTATTAATTTTCGGGAGATTGGCAGATGCGTTTCAGTCAAGATCTGAAAACCGAATCGATCTCGAATTCATGTCGAGAAATTGGCAAGGGAAGAAAAAGAATGAGATCCGAATGTTGATATAATAAGAAGAAGGAGAAAGAATACTTCTTTCTTAATTATTGAGGTTTGATCTTCTTTTCTTCATCTTCGGAAAAAGGAGAAGATGTCATTTCGACAGAGATTGCCGTCGGATGTTTGGAGAATGCTCTTAATTTCATATGGTCCGAGGTACCTTGACCTTATTAAGTATCGGGAAGAAATGGACTTTTTTGAAGATATTTTGTCAGATGAGAAGTTTTGGTTACAGGTTCTGAAAAGAGACTTTCCGACTCTTTTTGTTATGAAGGAAGAGGAAGATACTCAACCTCTCGAGGTTAACAACGGTTCAACGAACATAGTTTGTAAACTGTCCGAGTATTTGAGTTATCATGATATCTATTATCTTTTTTCTACCTTTAAAGTTTTTCAGGTGAATGTGTTATCGATGGAAGTTGATTTCTGGTGTAATATCCACTATATGAGAAGTTTCGTGATACTTGAACAAGATCAACTTGCATCTCTGCCAAATCTTGGGACGATTCTCGATATTCTCATGAAAGTGCCGATACTTGCGTGTGCACTTGTCACGAATATATCTGACATTAAAATCTTCGAATATCTCTATGAGAACTATTTCGATATAAGAAAACATCTCTTGTTAAGTGCTTGGATAAGAGACTCCGAGAGATTAGATTATTATATCTTACATCGACTTGGGAAGATTAAATTTTTCACTTATCAGGATATTCGAAGTATTCCTCGATACTTTCGATACTTCGACACCGATAAGAATCGATATACGTTTCTAAGAATTCTTTCGGAGGAGATTCAACAAGTTCTGTTTAATATTTCGGAACCGAGTCCAATCGCTTTGGAACTTCTTTCATAGTTAAGACGTTGTATTACTTTTCTGCTTCTTTTGAGGAGCAGGAAAGTGAAAAGATCTTCGTCCCGATAGAAGTCTCGGGTTTCTAATTTCTGAAAGATATTGTGAATGGGATTTGGAAATGTTTTCATTGCGTATAAAAGGAAATGGACTTTTTACGGCGAAAGTTAAGGAAGAGGTCCGTGTCGACACCTTCCCAGGATGATAAACAGAAATCGGCGGAATGTCGAAATTGTGATGTGGTTGTCATTGGGTCCGGACTGTCAGGTTTGACTACGGCGTATCGTTTGGCTAAGTTAGATGTTAGTGTGATTGTTGTGGAGGCGTCGGACTATCTTGGAGGAAGGACGAGATCGATTAAACTTGAGACGGGAGATGTTGTATCGGTGGGAGGGACCTGGTGTATGTTTGACGATGAGGACATTTTAGGATTAGCGGAGGAGCTTCGAAATGAACTTGGAAAAGATGAATATTTTCCGTTTACACCATCATTTGAGATTAATGCGGAGGGGCTTCAGAGGTTGATACATCATCCGTATCTTTTGTTAAAACTGTGGCTACTTGGGCGCAAGTTTTCCAAGGATGGGAAGGAGTACTGGAAGGATTCGGAGGCAAAGAAGTATGATTGTCTTTCTCTTTCCCAGTGGCTTGAGAGTCAGACAGGACTTCTCTCAAATGAGGAGAGTCGTCTGGCTGTGCGAGACTGGTTCTATCTCATGGAGACAGAGCCTCTCGATTTGAGACAAATGTCAACACTGTTTGCTGCGATTATGGTTTATCAGCGTCTCAGCAACATTACACAGACGGGTCTTTTGATTCCAAAATGTATGAGATGGGAGGGTGGAACTGGTGCCTTCATTGAGTTTCTTCTTGAGGCTCTTCAAAGGACGGGGAAGGTGCAAATGTTAATCCAGACACAAGTTAAAACTATCACTCAGACTTCGGATCAAGTCATTGTAGAGACGTCGGGGGAGACGATTACAGGTCGATATGCAGTTGTAGCGACGTCTCCTCTTGCGGCGTCGTTTCTCAAGTATGATCCTCCTCTGCCAATGGGGGCTCAAAGGATCTGTGAGGCTATTCGTCCGTGGGACTTTCCGGCACTCAACATACTTCTTGTCTTTAAGAAGTCATGGCGACCGGGACTCATCTATCTTCCGAGTGCGGATAAGGAGACGAAGGATGGTATATCAGGGATCATTATGGAACTCTATTCAAGAAATGTTGATCGCTCTCTTATTCGGATTCTCACCTATCCGGATGCCATTAACGGAAAAAGTAAGGAAGAAATTCAGAGACTTTCTCTTGAGTTTCTGGCCTCACTCTATCCGGAAGACCGGGAGTTTCTCTTTGAGAACTTTGTTTCTCTGACGACGTTTAACTGGGCGGATATCAAGCCCTTTATTCCAGGTGTCACTTACTATTATTCTCCGGACGGGTCTCTCGCGACCTATGGAAAGTACTTACGAAAGAATCACGGTCGAGTCTACTTTGCTGGAAGTGAGCGCTCCATTCGGGGACTCCACTGGATGTCTGGAGCTGTCATTCGAGGAAATGAGGTTGCCGCTGACATACTTAAAGAGATGGGACGCATTAAGTCTCGAACCGAGTATCAAAGAGAGATCTCAAAGAAAAATTTAGCGGGAGTCGATCGGATTCGTTCGAAGAACATTCTTCAGATTCTCAAGAACTTCTTTGGAAAGATCTTCCCATGGTCTTCGACTTCGAATCTTATTCGAAAGCAGTCGTATCTTCCTTCTCGAGAGGAGCTTTCAGGACGTTCGATCTCCATTTCATATCGGCAGCACTATCTTACTCAAAGCGAGTCCAAGATTTCCAAACAAGTCCAAAAGATATAACTTCTTCGTCTCACGTCATTTTCGAGCTATTATATGTTTTTCCCGAACATATAATAGAAGACGTTGCTTTTTCGATTTAAGATTTCCAGAAGGTAAAGGTTTTCGTCGAAAACTCCCAAGGAGGAGTCTGTTAAGAGAGATTCATATTGTTCCCATTTCTCTTTTTTGTTCTTTTTGTTGTTGAAGTTGTTCTGAGTCGAGTTTTGAGGGAAGAGTTATTTGAAGGAGATTTTCAATCTTGGTTTCATCGGAACCGATGACGGGGAGACATTTCGGGGCCATACTTTGTCCGGAGAGGAGATGAAAACAGGGAATCGACGAGATATGATAAAGATTGGCAAGGTCGACAAGTTCATCGACGTTAATCTTGACAAACTTCACATGGGAATACTTCGTGGCAAGTTTTTCAATCTTGGGAGCGATTTTCTTACAGGGACCACACCACTTTGCATAGAAATCAACAAAGATATATCGATCTGGTGGAGTTGATGAGAGAAGATCTCCAAACTGTTTTGTAGAGGTTATAGATTCAATCTTACTCTTGGCAGTTTGTTCTTTCCGATCGTCGGAGCGTTTTCTCTTTGTTTTTTCAGATGGAGAATCTTCGATTCGTTGTTCCTGAATTGTGGTTTCTGTCTTTTTCGGTTCGGGAAGGTCGGCGCCGGAGGAGAGGGGAAGTTTAACTCTTTTCAAGAGATCTTCAATTCGGGACTCACTGGCTCCAGAGATGGGTGGATATTTCGGTTCCGCACTTTGTCCGGAAAACAGATAGAAGGTGGGAATCGATGAGATATTATAGCGGTCAGCAAGTTCAATAACATCTTCAATGTTTACCTTGGCAAACTTAATATGTGAGTATTCACGAGCGAGTCGTTCAAGAATGGGAGCCATTCTTCTACAGGGACCACACCATGTTGTATAAAAATCAACAAAGATGTACTGATCTGAAGGGGTTGAACGAATCATATCATCGAACTGTCCAGCGGATGTGATATGAGATACAGACATTTTTTAAATACTGGATGATATTTTCTTAACCCTGGAATCTTGTTTATTTCAATCTTCCTATCGTCTTCTTTTTGTGTTTAAAGTTTCTTCGAAGATCCAAGGAAATGAAGTTTAAAGACGAGAGGGAAAGGTGTTAAATGGAATTGGAACGTCTTTAAAATTTCAGAGTATGGAGACGTTTTATCAACTGTTACGTGATGGTCAGTTGGAGGTCACCTATGATGTCGAATATGACTCCTCGTGGCGGGATGAGGAGATACTGGAACATATTCTTAAACTGTCCTGCAGTCAACGACAGTTGACATGTTTGCCTCCTCTTCCATTTTGTCAGAGTCTTGAGTGCTATGATAATCAGTTAAGTTCATTACCCGAACTTCCATCCTGTCTTGTTCTCTATTGTTCTGGAAATGAATTGACATCGCTATCGGCTTTGCCGGTATGTCGTTTGATTGATTGTTATGGTAATCGGTTGACGTCTCTTCCGAATCTTCCGGCATGTGAGGAGTTATACTGTAAAAATAACTCCTTAACATCTTTGCCTCAACTTCCGGTATGTCGAATATTAAACTGTTCTGAAAATCGTCTCTTCTCTCTTCCCGATCTTCCAAGATGTCAGGAACTCCGATGTTACTATAATTCGTTAACGTCTCTCCCAAGTCTTCCTTTATGTCAAAAGCTGGATTGCTCTTCGAATCGTTTAACCTCTTTACCGGATCTTCCAAGATGTCAAGAGGTGAAGTGTCGATCCAACCGGTTAACGTGGCTTCCTCCTCTTTCTGAGTGTCGTCAGTTGAATTGCGAGGGAAATCTTCTTCTCTGGGAGACTCTCGGAGCGTGGCAAAATCTCTGGAAGTTTCGGGCTCAATATCTGAAAAGGAAGTACTTTCGTCTCTGGTTTCGACGAATGTTGGAACGGAAAACCTTTCCAAAGAGAGATCTTCATCTTGAGTTAAAATATAGTCCTGATCTTCCGTTTTACAAAGAGGATCCTTATTATCATTCCTTTAGAGAACTTCTTTCTCTCTTTAACCGAATTTCTGCCAAAACGGAAGTGAAGTTTGAACTTCTCGAATAAAACGAGATTAATTTTATTCGAGACTTCAACTAAGTTTCAGAGAGGTGACGATAGAGTCAATGGAGAGGTCATTATCATATAAATATTGAGACGTCAGAGAGTTGACATGCTCGGACAGAATCGAAAGAAGAGAAGGGTCGGGTCGATGAAGAGCTTCGAGAAGAAACTTGTTAAAACAGGGATCAAAGTAGAGACCGGAAACACAGATATTCGTTTCCTTTCCCGTTCGGGGAGTGGTCGGAAAGAGAAGAGGAGGGTCCGATTCAAAACAGAGAAGACGAAGACGAATACCCTCGATTGTTTCGTCAAAGAAGTTAGGATGAATCGTTGAAAGGCTTCCGGACCTTACCCGCTCCTCGAGTTTAAAAAGAAGATCGAGATCACTCCGGAGAGAGTTGAGAAGAGCAATGTAACTGGAAAAGAGAGGAGCAAGACGAATTAAGACGGAGTCAATAAAATCTAACTGGATAAAGCCTCGGAACCTCTCCGAGGAACATTCAGACTCAAGAAGATGGAACGAGGCCTTCTTACGAGCAAAGAGGAGAAGAGACCAGAGACGTTTCGCCGCTTTGAGAAGATTTAAATGGTCGGGAGAAAGATACTTTTCAATGTCCTTCTGAAGAGACGTAGCATAGTCTTTAAGGTCTTCGGAGAGGACTTTTTCATCTCCTTTGGGAGTCACAAAGACAACAAGAAACCAGTTTGTAATTTCAACATATCTCACAGGCACAGGGACCTCATAACATTGAGAGGAAATGTCCGAATAGGGGAGAGGAGCCCACACGTCAATCTTGACAACCGACTTATCAATGAGAGCGTCTTCATGCCAAATTCGACCATTTGGGGGAAGAAACTTATAACCCTGTAAGATCTCTTCCGGAGTCCAACGAAGGACATATAAATTTCGAATCTCAGTCGAAAGTTGTTGAAAGTCCTCGAGAGAGGGTTTCTCCTTGACAAGATTCATCAATTCATAATATTTTTCCTCTGGAAGAGCGCCTTGATATCGAAGGTTTGTCAGATCTCGACGAATGAGAGATGGGGAATAGTCGACAATCGAACCATCAACAATATCTCACAAATAGAGATTAAACCTCCGATCGTAACCCGCCTTGAAGTCTCCCAGAAATATGTCAGAAAAACAGGAGATGTTTCTAACAATGTCCTGGAGACGTCGACGAAGTTTAAATCGAACTTCATTAACCGTGCAACAATCTTCAAAACGTTCAAAGAGATCCAGATCCGACGGATAAGCGTGAACCTTAAACTTGGCACTTCCGACGGGTAAAATCGACGGCGATGTGGTAAGAAGTGAGATGACTCGTTGTGTCGGAATGTCATAGTCGGAAAGTTTCCGTTCCGCCAGAACTTCCTCAATCGACGGTACAAAGCATACTCGTTTGATGTCCATTTTGTAGAAAGGGAAAAGTTTATTTCTTTTTGGAACACGATTGCCAGAGAATTGATTTCCAGAAAAAGTTAAATCTCGACAGCTCCGAAAGTCGAAAGAAGATGTCAATCCCCGATTCTTCCGTGCCGAAAGAACGTCCCGAAAGATGGATGTCCCGTCTCTGGAAGAAGTATAATGTAATAATTGCTGGAATCATACTCTTTCTCCTCGTTGTATTTATACTCGGGGCCGTCATCTACAGTTATTTTGAAAGTGATATCGGTCTCTTTTTCGTGATTGGACTTTTTCTTCTCTTGATATGTGTCTGTCTGTTTCTGGGTGTCGTTTTTATTATGACGTCAATGGAAAAGGTCCGTTCGATGTCTCCAGAATCTCCCGACAAAAACAAGACTTAATTGATATGATCTGTTCTCCTTTCTTCGAGAACAGATCATATTTGGAACTTTTTCTCCTCAAGTTAAGGATATCGAGAGAAGACATCTTTACCTTCCAAGAAAAGAAAAACCGTCTATCTTTTTCGCCTCGTCTTCCGAGAAGAGAATTGGAGGACGCCATAATTTCTCTTCTCATTTCTTCCTTATCCTTATCAAAAGAAAACCTATCGAAACGACAATCAATCGAGAGGACCGTCGTGTCAACGAAACATCGAAACGAGATTCTGTTGGAAAAGAAATGATAGAAAGGAAAATCAGATAAGTATTACCTATCTCAAAGAAAATAAAAAGATGAACGACCTTGTTCAAAGTTTCACCCTCTTTCTTCTTTCTAAAGATTGTCAAAAGGAGGAAGATAAGGGGAAAGTTATACTGATGGAACTTATCATTGAGGATGAAGTGAAAAAGGATTCATCCTCAATAACTTCCGAAAATAGTCATGAACTTGAGACCATTCATAAATTGTTAATGAGTCATGGACTTGTTCTGAATAAGAGTGATATTTTCCAAAGTTTTCATAAGAGTTCGACTGGCCAGATCAACCCAAGAAGAGAAGAAAAGGTCTTTCTTGTGACAGTTCCTGTCCCGACCCCGAAGAAGAAGGTCTCCTTCTTTCGAGTTTCGCTGTCAACATTCGCGGGAGGGTTGATTGGAGGTCTTATGGGTTTTCTTGCGTCGAGAAAGGTGGCACTTTTTACAGAAGGTTTGAGGAAGTTACTTTTCTTTCGTTCGAACTAGAGTTTAACGGCGAATTACGATAATCGTAGGCATGCACTTCTTGATTCTGGGTTTGGGATTCCTCTTATTAATTCGTTTAAGGACGATAAATTTGTTGTCATCTGTACTTGATGTGTCGGAAATACAACCCAGGAATTTGGGAAAAGATTGCGATGTACACGTTGAACTCTCAGAAGTCGAGGAGACGTCCGTTGTACAAGAGTCCGACTCCGTTGAAGAAGAGGAGACGTCCGTTATAGTAGAGGTGGAGTCCGTTATAGTAGAGGTGGAGTCCGTTATAGTAGAGGTGGAGTCTGATGTACATAAGGAGGTGAGACAAGAAGAAGAAGACGAGTCGCTGGAAGAGAGGAAGCTAGATGATGAAGAAGATGATTTTGTCGTACAGAAGAAACACTGGCAGGGCATGTTAATTTTAAGAAATACAGGGAAAAAAAAGTTACGGCTTTAACTCGAGAAAGCGATTAAAATTTAAATTGGGACTTTTCGAACTTCTTGTTTCTCAACTCTCAACGTCCCAGAAGAAGAGTAAAACCGTCGAGATAAGGAATAAGATCTTCAAAGATAGGAATATCAATGAAGAGATCTCCAACGGTTACGATTTGATCGGAACGCAATTGGGGAAGCCATCGGTCATAACCTGCTTTAAGAGCCAGATGTCTTTCTTCTTTCGAGAGAGGTCGATTGTAGAATGTCACAATGGCTCCATAAACATCGATCAGACTCATTCCGGGAGGATACACCAATCTCCACGTTCCAAGTCCACCCTTCTCCGTTGGATACAATGGAGAAGGTAAATAGAGGACAAGTTCCTGTGAAAACCGGGGCAACTCCAACCAATATCGTATTCCTGGATCTTGAAGTGTCCAAAGATTTCCATCCTCATCGAGAACATTGATATGACCCAGATCTGGATCATTAATTCGAAAACGTACGGAATATGGTATCGGGGCTGGAAACATTTTTTTTCTTTCTTTGATTTTTCTTTTCTCGTGCCGAAACTTAAAACCGACTCCTTTAGAGAGATTCTTCTCTCTAAAGGAAAATGAAGACCGTTCTTCTTGTTTTTAATCTATTTGGATACACTCTTACACAAACGGATCCCTATTTTGACCCTTTAGTAAAAGCCTTTTCTCGACCCCAGGCTCATCTTCTTCTCCCATCCTCCGACGCTCCCCGAGGAAATTATCTTATTGATCAGAGCTGGGTCTCATCGAATCTTGAAAGTTTTTCTACGATTGAGTGGGAGCGCACTCACATCACTCTAATGATAACAACAATTCCAGATATCGAGAACCTCTCTCAACCTCTGACTCTCCGCATAAAGCAAAATATTCAGGAGTTCTACATTCCTCTCTCTCTTCATGATAAGAACGGCCGAGAAGTCCTCCTTCTTTCTTCGGTGGATCCCTATTTAGCTATTTCCCATGACCTTGGAGACAAGGTGTATCTTCATCAGTTTCCATTTTCGACTTCTCCGGCAACCGTGCCACTCATCGTCTCATATAAACATCCCGACGACCTCACCGCCGAGCGTCTCCAAATTGCGGGGGCTCTTGTCAATTCGAAGAAGCCACTCTCTTTTTATCTTGGCCTGGATTAAATTCTTTCTGTTTGGCCTTATAACGTTTCCGCACTCTTCGAGGCATCCACTTACCTCCTCGGGCCATGTTATATCCATTCCTCCGAGTCTTCCAGAGACGAATGTAGTAGATCTCACGCTCATCAAGGAGAGTCAAAGGACACCTCTCCACAAGTGTAACTTGAAATGCCTCCGGACCATATTGCCGAATCGCCTGATAAAACTTTTGACATTTTGTCGCTCGGTCCTGATTGCAACTGAGAGCATCCGCAAGATGTTGGCGATACCGACTCTGATATCCTCGATAGATCAACTTCCCATTACACCGTTTAAAACACGTGGTCTTTCCAACATATCTTTGTCCCGTTTGAAGATTCGTCACACAATAGATCTCACCAAAATATCTCCACCAAGGCACATAGCTAAGAGTAACAACGTTATTCTCTTCCATCGGATAAATGTTTTCTGTTGCTATCTTCTAACGAAATCTTTCAACAGAAAACATTTTTTTTTCTTTCAGTCGGAGAAGAAACGACGATTATACCTCTCCCGTTCAGATTGAGCTGTGGCCCGTCCATTGATAGTACATCCTCGTCCAAACTGATTTCCCCACCGATATTCACATCGATTCAGTCTTCCATCATGAGGTCCACCCCATACACTTGAAGAGCGACCATAACTAACCGTACCATCATAGGTAGAACTATAACCAAAATGACTTGATCTTCCCCCATAATTTCCCAGAAGTCCAGTATTATAAGAAGGCATCGTATCAATTCCAGACCGTGCTACATATACCATTCCACTGTACCCATCACACGTTTCTTCAGCACCCAAAGACCTTTCTTCCTCCTCTTCTTCCTCCTCTTCTTCCTCCTCTTCGAAAGTTGACTGTTCGTCTCGAAATCTCACTCTCCTTCCCGAATTGGAAGTTCCTCGTTTCTCATTGAATCTTTGTTCTGACTCCGGCGACGACGGTCTCCAATTTTTAATACCATTCAACGTATACCCCCGATCGAGAAGAGCTTTGGCAATACCATCACACAGTTGAGAATGTGTCGCCCTCTCCAGAGACAGATCATTGTTAGAAGCATACTCTCTAAGATAGGAGGGAGAGTACGTCTTTTTCAGATAGTCAGACATTTCCTTATACTCGGAATTTTTTCCCCGCTCTTTATTGGTATATCTTAAACCGTCCGCAAATGACACTTCCTGTTTCCTCGCGCATGAACACATAATGTTAACTTTTCGTAACCAAATTAAAAACAATTGTCTAAATTTATTCTCATCAATCGAATTCCAAGACTTTCAATCCCGAAAACCAATTAAATAACAGACTTCAAAGTCTGTTATTTAAGAGAACAAAAGATTTCCCTCGGATTAATTCCCAAAATATCCTCCTCGAAGACGTAAGACAAGATGAAGTGTTGACTCCTTCTGAATATTGTAGTCCTGAAGAGTGCGATCATCTTCCAATTGCTTTCCAGCAAAAATCAGTCGTTGTTGATCCGGAGGAATACCCTCCTTCTCCTGGATCTTCTGTTTAACACTTTCAATGGTGTCACCCGACTCCACCTCAAGTGTTATAGTCTTTCCTGTAAGTGTTTTAACGAAGATCTGCATGATAACTTTTTTATTAACAATCTAAAATATTTTAGAAAATTCAAATTTCGTCATTTCTCCATTTAAACTTTGAGTCATAAAATCAACCGTGTTACCAACTCCATCGCAAACCTCTCTTTTGAAAGTCTTAACTCTCCATAGATGAATCCATCCGGAAAAAAGAAATTCTTTCCAAAAAGACGAAATATCTTTCGTCTCTTTGGAAAGTAAATCTTCACTGTCAGAGCCCTTTTCATATATGATTTCATCCGTCAACGGCACAATCGCCTTTTCCTCAAATAACCCCTTTGACGATGAAAAGGAACTTCAAGTTTCCTCATATGTACATATTCGAATTCGTCAGCGAACCGGAAAAACACATATCACATCAGTCGAAGGACTGTCCTCCGATCTCGATCTCAAGAAACTTTGTCGAGCCTTTCAAAAAGAGTTTAACTGTGGTGGAAATGTTACCGTGAATAAAGATAATCAAGACATCATCCAACTCACTGGCGATCAACGACAAAATGTTAAATCTTTTCTCATTCGTGAAGACATCGTTCCCAAAAATAAGATCGTCATTCATGGTTACTGAAATTCTTCAATGGTTAGTTTGAGTTCATAATCGGTATCCTATACCAAACATGAACTCTTAACATCTCAGTCAAATGTCAAATCTTCAATGAACGACGTAAAACTTAATCCCAGACATATGTTATTTTTTGTCGTTCATTGAAGATTTCACGTTAAATGTTCGACACCAAATATCAGTTACGTCATATTCGATGGAAAAAAAATACCTCTTCTAACAAAACCCTGACAATGATAAACTGGTGTGCTAACTCTATTCAGATCACCGGCTCGGAGATTGAATTGGAAGAATTCTATGAAACACTGTACACACCAAATGTAAAGGGAGAGATAGTTCCCTTTTCCTTTCATCAGACAGTCCCGATTCAACAAGGATTTGAATCGGAGGTTTCGAAGGCGATAGTTTGGGGAACTCCGTCTGACGCGGAAAGTGTTAATATTATCAGCCGAACTCCATATGTGTTTCTTCTTTCATGTGATACGGCGTGGAACCCACCCTTAAATTGGACCCGATCGTTTGTTCGTCGATTTCCTTCTCTTCAGGTAAGAATTGCCTATGTTGATGGAGGAATTCAGTTCTACGGGATTATTCTCGCAAGATACAATCGTATTACACTGACCGAATATCCCTTCTCATATGGAGATCTTCAACACATCGTCTATGACCCTGAAACGGGAAGAGAGAGACTCGCAGAAGAAGACGAATATCCCGACGAAATTCGACCCGCCGGAATGTTAGAACAGTTTATGAACCATTATCAAGTCGCACATATTTGAGTTAAACTCTTCAAGACTTTTCCAGGAAATCTCTCTTTGTTTCAGAAAGATCTTCTCAATTCGAACACTCAGCCATGAAAACATCCCAAACCCGAATTTCTTTCCAACTCAAGTTCCCCATTGTCCTTTCATCTTCATATACCGTCATCATGACGACACACTTTCGAGTCCTCGATATGTGATATCTTCCGTCGAACCTTTGACATTCAACATTTCGGATGTCAGATTTAAAGTTAAACTCAAATACCTCATCTTTTTGTGGAAAGTATTTTGGTGGAAAGTATTCGATGCTTCATGTCGGAGACATCGAATACTTCAGATTATTAAGTCTCCGACATGAAGCATCGAATAGAATTTCCACTTCAAGACATTCGATATTTCTTGACAGATACTGAAGATGAAACTTGAATACTATACGAACTCAACCATCTACCATTGAATATCGAATGTTAAGATCGTGTCAGCATTGATAGAAATATCTTTGTGTTGAGAAAAAAATATTAACATCAATCGATGATACCTCAACATTGAGAAGAGATAATATATTATCAATGATAGATATCTTCGCGGAAATTCGAGACTTCTCAGCGTTAATTCGAGATAACTACGACTCCCATTTCTATCAACTGAATATGTTTGAGTTATTTATTTCAGTTGATACGACTCTCATTTCTATCAACTGAATATGTTTGAGATATTTATCAACTTTGATAGAACTCTCATTTCTATCAACTGAATATGTTTGAGATATCTATCAAGTTGATATAATTCCATTCTATCAACTGAATATGTCTTGGGTATTTATCAAGTTGATATGTGTTGGATATTTATCAAGTTTATATAATTCCATTCTATCAACTGAATATGTCTTGGGTATTTATTTCTGTTGATACGACTCTCATTTCTATCAACTGAATATGTCTGAGATATATCAACACTGCTAGATTGGATATCTATCAACTTGATACAACTCCATTCTATCAAGTTGATATGTCTTGGATATTTATCAAGTTGAGTTGATATATGTTGGATATTTATCAAGTTGATATGTGTTGGATATCTATCAACTTGATATAACTCTCATTTCTATCGACTGAATATGTGTTGGATATCTATCAAGTTGATATAACTCTCATTTCTATCGACTGAATATTTGTTGGATATTTATCAAGTTTATATAACTCTCATTTCTATCGACTGAATATTTGTTGGATATTTATCAAGTTGATACGACTCCAAAATCTATCAACTGAATATGTATTGTATATTTATCAACGCTGATATAACTCTCATTTCTATCAAGTTAATATGTGTTGGATATTTATCCACATTGATATGACTCTCATATCAATGTTGATATGCCTCTCATATCTATCAACTTGATATGTTTTAAATGTTTATTCCTGTGATGAGAGATGTATCGACATGAATTCGAATTAATTAGTATCGTGGAAATCTATTTAATCTTGTATATCTCTTCTCAATGCGAATAATTGTATCAACATCGATAAATATACCATCAGTGCTGATAAATCTCTTCTCAACGAGAAGATGTCCGGTATCCATAGTAATAAATCAGGAGTTAATGTGAATATGTATGTCTCGAAATAACACGAAGTAATCTTTCATCAATGTTAATTCGAGATATCTCAGCATTGAGAATGGAATCTGTTAGAGTTAATGAGAGATATCGGGATTGATAAGAGATGTATCATCAGTGATAAGAGAAACCAAATATCATCAGCGTTGAAAAGATATGTATAAACTTCGATACTAGATATTATTCAGTATTGATATCAGATGCACCGCCGTTGATACCAGATATCTTAGCATTGAGAAGAGATATATTATTAAACTAATTTAGGTTTAGATATAATGATGTTGATGAACCTTAACCTCAAATCAACTTCAGTGAGTTACAGATTTCCATTGATAAAATATCTTCTCAATCCTGAGGTATCTCTCGTTGGCTTTGATGTATTCGATATCAATGGTAATACATCTATCTTTTTCTCAACACGAAGTCATCTCGAATTAACGGAAATATATCCTTGAATCAACGAGAATATATCTTGATTTAACACGAATTAACAGAAATATATCTCGAATTAACATTGATGAAAGATTACTTCCTGTTGAAGAGAGATTACTTCGAGTTAATTCCTGATTGATTGCTATTGATACCGGATATCTTCGCGTTGAGAAGATATATATATAAGAATGAAATAGATTTCCTCGATACTAATTAATTCGAATTTATGTCGATACATCTCTCAACAATAGAAATAACTATCTAAAACATATTCATGGAAATAGATTGAAGTCATATCAACAGATAAATATCCAAGACATATTCAGTTGATAGAAATGAGAATTCTATCAACACGAATAGACATCCGAAATCTATTCGTGGAAATAAATATCCAAAATCTATCAACTTGATAGAATTCGGAGTTCTATTCGTGGAAATAAATATCCAATCTATCAAGTTGATAGAAATTGTAATTCTATCAACACGAATAAATATCCAAGACTTATCAAGTTGATAAAGTTTGGAGTTCTATCAACACGAATAAATATCCAAAACATATTCAGTTGATAGATTTTAGAGGCATATCAACATTGATAGATTTTGGAGGCATATCAAGTCGATAGAAATGAGAGTTCTATCAGCTTTGATAAACATCCAAAACATATCAATGTTGATAAATATCCAAAATATATCAAGTTGATAGATATCCAACACACATCAAGCTGATAGAATGGAGGCATATCAAGTTGATAGATATCCAACACACATCAAGCTGATAGAATGGAGGCATATCAAGTTGATAGATATCCAA